ATTAATGCAAGATCGTTTAATTACTGATCGTACTATTATTGATGTAATGGCATTTACTAATTGTGCTAGAATGGTAAGTTATATGGATGGAGATGCATTTGAGGAATATGCTAAACGTTTTATATCCCAATACCATTACATTTTTTACATCTCCCCAGATGGTATGGATATTGAGGATAATGGAATTCGTGAAACGGATGCTGATTATAGACGTGAAATTGATAAAGAAATTCAAAAACTTTTATCTAAACACCGCCCTGTTGTTCATACTCTTAGTGGAACAACTGAGGAACGTATTAAACAAATGATGAAAACTATTCAATTTTAATATTTATTAATATGAAATTATGGAAATGGATTATAGGGTTACTCACATTACTGGGGGGTGCCGCTGCATTAGCTTCAACTCAAAATAAAAAAGGGCATAGTAAAAAAGTTAAAGCTAACAAAGAAAAAATTAAAACTGTACAAGCTAAGACTCGTAAGATAGAAGAAGCTAAAGTAAAGACTAAAAAACAAATTACTGAGTCTAAAAAGAAAACTGCTGCTACTAAAAAGCAAGTTAAAGATACCACAACGGCTAAAAAAACCGTTAAAAACTTTGAAGATAAGTATCGTAAAAAAAGATCGGGCCGTCCAAAAAAGAAAGCATGAAACATTTACTATTAACTCTATTTTTAGGAGTATCTAGTATTTGTTATTCACAAGATACCCTTCAAATCCCTGCAGTAGAACTTGAAGAGTTTTTTTTAGCTTTAGATACCCTTAAAATTCAAGATTCACTAAAATCTAATTTAATTTTAGATTTAGAAAGGACTATAAAATTACATGAACTACTTGTTAAACAAGATAGTTTAGTTGTAAAATTTAAAGATGAAGAAATTATCTTATTAAATGAACAAATCCAACTTCATTTAGATAGATTAGATCAAGTAGATAAGTGGTATAATAAACCCTCAGTAGGAATAGCAGCAGGATTTTTAGGTACTATAATTTTAATTCAAGCTCTCGATTATACACTCCCTGAATGAGTGATTTAAAACAAATAATAAGACAAGAGTATCTAAAATGTGCTCGGGACCCGGTACATTTTATGAAAAAGTATTGTATGATTCAACACCCCCAAAGAGGTAGAATCAATTTTCACTTATATCCTTTCCAAGAAAAAGTACTTAAACTAGTCCAGGATAACCCCTATTCAATTATCTTAAAATCTAGACAATTAGGAATTTCTACACTATCGGCGGGTTATTCTTTATGGCTAATGACATTTCATAAGGATAAAAACATTCTCTGTATAGCAACAAAACAAGAAACTGCTAAAAATATGGTTACAAAGGTTAAATTCATGTATGAGAATTTACCTTCATGGCTTAAAGTAGACTTTGAAGAAAATAATAAATTAACTCTTCGATTATCAAATGGATCCCAAATTAAAGCTACATCAGCCTCTAGTGATGCAGGTAGATCCGAAGCAGTTTCTCTTCTATTAATTGATGAGGCGGCTTTTATTGAAAATATTGGTGAGATTTGGGCTTCGGCTCAACAAACTCTTGCTACGGGTGGGGGGTGCATAGCACTGTCTACTCCATATGGTACTGGTAATTGGTTTCATCAAACTTGGGTACGGGCTGAATCTAGTGAAAATGATTTTTTACCTATTAAACTTCCTTGGTATGTTCACCCCGAACGGGATCAAGGTTGGAGAGATAGACAAGATGAGTTACTAGGGGATCCTAGAATGGCAGCACAAGAATGTGATTGTGATTTTAGCACCTCAGGTGATGTTGTATTTTATCCTGAGTATATGGAGTTTATAGAAAATACTACTATTAAAGAACCTCTTGAAAAACGAGGAGTTGACCAAAATTTATGGATATGGGAACCTGCAGATTATGCAAGATCTTATATGATATCTGCAGATGTGGCCCGAGGTGATGGTAAAGATTATTCTGCGTTTCATATTTTTGATATTGAATCAAATGTTCAAGTAGGGGAATATAAGGGTCAAGTAGGTACTAAAGATTTTGGTAATATATTAGTAGCAATAGCTACTGAATATAATAAAGCTATGCTGGTGGTTGAAAATGCTAATATAGGTTGGAGTACAATTCAAACCATTATAGAAAAAAATTATGAAAATCTTTATTATTCTCCTAAATCAGATGCTCCTGATGCAAATTCCTATTTAAAATCTTATAGTAGAAGCTCTAATATGACAGCTGGTTTTACTATGTCAAGCCGAAGTCGCCCTATGGTTATTGGTAAATTCCAAGAATATGTAGGTGATAAGGGTGTTACTATAAGATCTAAACGGTTAATTGAAGAAATGAAAACATTTGTTTGGAAGTATGGAAGAGCAGAAGCACAAGGAGGTTATAATGATGATTTAGTAATGAGTTTTGGAATAGGGTTGTATGTTCGAGATACTGCCCTTAAATTTAGACAACATGGGGTAGATATTACAAAAGCAGCACTAAGTTCGATACAAAAAACTTCTACTCCCTATAAAGGAGCTTATTTTGCCACAGGTCAGGATAATCCCTATCATATGGATAATGGGAAAGGAGGAACAGAAGACTTTAGTTGGATTTTATAATATTTATTCATATATTAATATACAATGGCTGATACAACTGTATTTACAAGATTAAAAAGACTATTCTCCACAGACGTAATTATTCGTAATGTAGGGGGAAGTAAATTAAAAGTCCTTGATTTCAACCAGCAACAAAAAGCTGGTCAAATTGAGACTAATTCTATGATAGATAGATTTAATCGTCTATACACTACTAACCAAATGCCCGTATATAACCCGGCATTAAACTATCAAGTACTTAGAACCCAATTATATTCAGATTATGAAGCTATGGATACTGATGCTATTGTAGCATCCGCTTTAGATATATTAGCAGATGAGTCAACTCTTAAAAATTCTATGGGTGAGGTTATCCAAATAAAATCCCCAGATGAAAACTTACAAAAAATTCTTTATAATTTATTTTATGATGTTTTAAATATAGAATTTAATTTATGGATGTGGATTCGCCAAATGTGTAAATATGGTGACTTTTTCTTAAAATTAGAGATTGCTGAAAACTTTGGTGTATACAATGTTATTCCTTATACGGCTTATAATATTATTAGAGAAGAAAAAATTAGTGATTCAAATAAGCAGGATGTGGAAGTTAAATTTAAATTTGACCCTGATGGATTAAGTGGAGGAGGAGAATATGGTGGGTATTTTGGAGGGATCACTTCCCCAGGATCAACAACTAATAGTGGCCGAGCTATATATTTTGATAACTATGAAATAGCCCATTTTAGATTACTTTCGGATGTAAATTATCTCCCTTATGGTAGAAGCTACATAGAACCAGGTCGTAAATTATTTAAACAATATATTCTTATGGAGGATGCTATGTTGGTACATAGAATTGTTCGTGCTCCCGAAAAAAGAATTTTTTATATAGATATAGGAAACATCCCACCTGCTGAAGTAGAAAACTTTATGCAGAAAACTATATCTACAATGAAACGTACTCCTCACATTGATCAAGAAACTGGAGAGTATAATTTAAAATATAATATGCAAAATATGCTAGAGGATTTTTATCTCCCTGTTAGAGGAGGTGAATCTTCTACTAAAATTGATACTACACCTGGGATGCAATATGATGGTATTCAAGACGTAGAATATTTAAGAAATAAATTATTTGCTGCTCTTAAAATTCCAAAAGCATTTTTAGGATATGATGAAAACACAGATGGTAAAGCTACCTTAGCAGCTGAGGATATTAGATTTGCTCGTACTATTGAACGTATCCAAAGAATTATTCTTTCTGAATTATATAAAATAGCAGTTGTCCATCTTTATACTCAAGGATATGATGGTGATGATTTAGTTAATTTTGAACTTAATTTAACTACTCCCTCAATAATTTATGAGCAAGAAAAAATAGCACTGATGAAGGAAAAATTAGATCTTGCAGCCCAAATGCAAGAAACTAAACTATTCCCTTCAGACTTTATATATGATCATTTATTTCACTTTAGTGAAGATGAATACCATGAATTTAGAGATTTAGTTAGAGAAGATTCTAAACGTAAATTCCGCAATGCTCAATTAGAAGCCGAAGGAAATGATCCCGTTGAAACAGGAGAATCATATGGCACCCCCCATGATTTAGCTTCACTTTATGGTAAAGGTAGATATTATGATGAACCTGATAATGTGCCTGCAGGGTATGACGAAAAAGAAAAGGGACGTCCTGAAGAAAAGGTTTCAAATATTAATACTCAAGATGGAAACTTTGGTAAAGACAGATTAGGAGTAGATGCGATGAAGGGTAAAGAAAATGAATCAAATTCAATAAAACCTACATATAAAGGGGGTTCTCCATTAGCTTTAGAAGCTAAAATAACTTATTTACAAAATAAGGATATGCTTAAAAAAATTCCAATTAATCGCAAACAATTAGTTTTTGAACAAGAAAATTCATTGTTAGATGAAAAACAATTAAAGAAGTGAAGATCCTTATATATTTATAAAAAAGCCTATAAATGAACATCAAACATTCCAAGTATAAAAATACAGGTCTTTTATTTGAATTGTTAGTAAGGCAAATCACTGCAGATACTTTAAATGGGGGAGAATCTCCTTCATTAAATATTTTAAAAAAATCATTTGCTAATACTGAATTAGGAAAAGAATATAAACTTTATGAAACTTTATTTAAAAATAAAAATTTAAAAGAAAGTAAGGCGGAGATTACACTTAACACAGTATTAGAAGCAACCCGTAAATTAAATAGAAGTGCTTTAAGAAGGGAAAAATATAACCTTATTAATGAAATAAAAAGGCACTATAACGTAACTGAATTTTTTAGACATCAAGTTCCTAATTATAAGGGATATGCTGCTTTCTATAAATTAATAGAAATATTTAACTCTGATAAACTATCAGAAACTGAACAAATAATAAATAATAAAGTTACTATATTAGAATGTTTAACAGAACGCCCTATCTCACAGAAAAAAGTTAAACAAGATTTAGTTGAAGAATTTTCTAAGTATGATAAAGATTTAAGAATACTTACTTATAAAGTAATGCTTGAAAAGTTCAATGGCAAGTATGCAAATTTAAATGAGGGGCAAAAGGAAGTACTTAAAGAATTTATAAACTCTATTGATAATACTCCTCGTTTAAAAGAAATATATAATAATAAAATTAACGAGGTTAAAAAGGTACTTAAACTCCAAGCTAAAAAAGTAAAGAGTGATGCTACTAAAATTAAATTATTAGAAGTAGTTAAACTACTTAAAGAAATAGGTAAGGGTGCTCGTATTAATAATGACGACTTAATAAACCTCCTTCAGTACTATGAACTAACTGAAGAATTAACTAAAGTACAATAATAATGCCTATTAAACCTTCAGAACTAAACCCTGACTTCCTTAAAAAAATAGAAGATAGATATGGTCCCGTAAGTAATGATGATTTTTTTGCTGATGATTTAGAGTATTATGCTAAAGCTGATAAACCTGAAGAAAG